AAGCCAGCAAGATCAATTAACTTCATTGGTCTGACCTTTGTTGCCACCAAGACTGGTGTTGATTTTGAAGAAGTAATCGGAAACTTTTAATTAGAATAGAGGTTCTAAAACTATGGCAACTAGAAATCAAGTCAATAATATTCCGCTAAGAAAAATTACTGATTTTAAAAGTAAATTAACTGGCGGTGGCACAAGATCTAATCTATTTGAAGTTGAACTTTCTTTCCCAACAGCAGTTGGTATTGATGCAGTAACTTTAGATAAGACAAGATTTTTAACAAAATCTGCTGCTCTTCCAGCATCAAGTGTTGCTCCTATTGAAGTAGCTTTCAGAGGAAGAACATTAAAATTAGCTGGAGATCGCACCTTTGAAAGTTGGACTATCACTATCATTAATGATGTAGATTTTTCAATTCGCTCATCTTTTGAAAAATGGATGAATTATATTAACCGTCTTTCTGATAATACTGGTTCAATTGATCCATCTACATATCAGGCAGATGCTTTTGTTCATCAATTAAATCGTGATGGATCTATCCTCAGATCATATCATTTCTATGACATTTTCCCAACAAATATTTCAACAATCAATCTCTCTTACGATAGCGAAGCAATAGAAGAATTTACTGTTGAAATGCAAATTCACTGGTGGGAAGCAATTAAAGGAAGCTCTCCAGTTGCTGGTGGTGAAAACATTAACTAAATAGTCAATAACAACGAGTTAAATTTATAAAATGGCGAAACTTTTTGGTTTTTCGATTGATGATGAAAAAGAAAGGTCTAAATCTATAGTATCCCCCGTTCCTCCTGCAGATGAGGACGGGGTTGACTATTTTATTCAATCAGGATTTTATGGTCAATATGTAGACATTGAAGGTGTTTATAGAACTGAACATGATTTAATTCGTCGTTATAGAGAGATGGCTCTTCATCCAGAATGTGATGGAGCTATCGAAGATGTAATTAATGAAGCAATCGTAAGTGATCTTTACGATTCTCCAGTAGAAATAGAATTGAGTAATTTAAATGCTAGTGATAAATTAAAGCAAGTTATTCGAGAGGAATTTAGATCCATTAAAGAAATGATGGATTTTGATAGAAAATCTCACGAAATTTTTAGAAATTGGTATGTTGATGGTAGAGTATATTATTTAAAAGTCATTGATATTCAAAATCCGCAAGAAGGGATCAAAGAGCTCAGATATATTGATCCCATGAAAATGAAGCATGTTCGTCAAGAAGTTAAAAAAAATGAAGATAATAAAATCAACAATTTAACATCGTCTCAGGATCCAGCACTAATTTATTCTCAAATCGAAGAATATTTTATCTACACTCCAACTCCAAATTATCCGATGGGATCTATTTCAGGATCATCCAAAGGAGCAATTAAAATTGCGAAAGATTCAATTACATATTGCACTTCAGGTTTAGTAGATAGAAATAAAGGATCAGTTCTTTCTTACCTTCATAAAGCAATCAAAGCACTCAATCAACTTCGCATGATTGAAGATTCACTTGTAATTTACAGACTTTCAAGAGCACCTGAGAGAAGAATTTTTTATATTGATGTTGGCAATCTCCCTAAAGTAAAAGCGGAACAATACCTTAAAGAGGTTATGTCTCGTTATAGAAACAAACTTGTTTACGATGCAAATACCGGAGAAGTTCGTGATGATCGTAAATTTATGAGTATGCTTGAAGATTTTTGGCTTCCTAGAAGAGAAGGTGGGAGAGGAACGGAAATTACTACTCTTCCAGGTGGTCAAAATCTTGGAGAACTTTCGGATATTGAATATTTTCAAAAGAAACTTTATAGAGCATTAGGAGTTCCAGAATCAAGAATTGCTGCAAATGATGGATTCAATCTCGGACGTTCTTCTGAAATTTTAAGAGATGAACTTAAGTTTTCCAAGTTTGTTGGTCGTCTGAGAAAGAGATTTGCTCAATTATTTAATGACATGTTGCGCACACAGTTGCTGCTAAAAAATATTGTTACTCCAGAAGATTGGGAAATTATGGAAGATCATATTCAATATGACTTCCTATATGATAATCATTTTTCAGAACTTAAAGAAGCAGAATTGTTACAAAATCGTTTATCTTTACTTACAACAGTTGAGCCATATATTGGAAAATATTATTCAACTGAATATGTTCGCAGAAGAATTTTGCGTCAAACAGATTCTGAAATTATTGATATTGATACGCAAATTGATATGGAAATTGAAATGGGTATTCTTCCAGATCCAAATGCCCCGACAGATGAATTTGGAAATCCTATTCCACAAAATCCAGAACAATCTCTTGGGAATATCCCAAAAGATCCTGATGTAAGTGGAACTTCTACTCAAGCTCCAGAAATAAAAGGAACATAGAAAAATATAAATAAGTTTATAGTTATAGCATAGTTCACATGGAAGATCTTGTCGATTTGATTGCAACTGATGGATCCGCATCAGATGTTTCGGATAAAATTAAAGAAATTTTATATAATAAAGCTTCTGAAAGAATAGATAATGCAAGACCTGAAATTGCAGCAATGATGTTTGATAACACACCAGAGGAAGAAGAATAATGGCAAGAACTTTAATTAAAGGAAATGAAGTAGTTGTTCCAACATCTGCTGGTATTGGAATTAGTTTTTCTGAAGCAACCGTAGTTAGACTTGTAAACACAAGTTCTGATCCAAGAGTAATTACAGTTCAAGAAACTGCTGGTGGAACAGGAATTGGTTCATTTACCATGCTAGGTTCGACTACAGAATATTTGGAAAAAAATCCATCATATACAGTATTTGCAAGTGCTAGTGGAGTTCTTGGAGCAAAAGTAGGATTTACCGTATAAAAAAAATGAAATTAATCACGGAAGAAATTCAAAAAGTAGAATTTATCACAGAAGGAAAAGGTGCAGATCAAAAACACTATATTAAAGGTGTTTTTCTTCAATCCGAATGTGTAAATCGCAACGGAAGAATGTATCCTTTTCCAATCATGGAAAAGGAAGTTAAAAGATATAGCGATAACTTCATTAGTAAGGGTCGCGCTTTAGGAGAACTTGGTCATCCTGATGGCCCTACCATTAATTTGGATAGAGTTTCGCATAAAATTTGTGAGCTAAATCAAAATGGAAACAATTTCATTGGTAAAGCTCAACTTCTAGAAACTCCAATGGGAAAGATTGCAAAATCTTTAATTAAAGAAGGAGTTACTTTAGGTGTTTCTTCTCGCGGTGTTGGATCACTTAAAATGACCAATCAGGGTCATAAAATTGTTGGTGATGATTTCATGTTAGCAACTGCTGCTGATATCGTTGCCGATCCTTCTGCTCCTGATGCTTTTGTTCAGGGAATTATGGAAGGAAAAGAATGGGTGTGGGAAGGTGGAATTCTTCGTGAACAACTTGCAGAAAGAACCCAGAAGACTATAAACACTCTTGTTGATCAAAAAAGACTTGAAGAGCATAAACTTGCTCTCTTTCAAAGATTTCTTCTAGATCTTTAATTTATAAATAAATATAGATTAATACAATAAATCTAAAAGCAAATGTCCGTTGGTAGTAATTTACAAGAAATGGAAAACGTAGTAACCAAAGGGGCAGCACCTGCCGAACCAATGCAATCCGGTAACGCTTCTGGAGTAGCAACTCCTGGGCAAGGATATGAAGATTTAGGTGGTCCTACTCCAGAAAATTATAGAGTCGATGATGACTCTGCACGTCTTAAAACACCTGATCAAACTATTGCGCAGGTAAGAGATGTGGTTAATGCTAAAGCAATGGCTGCTGAGCCAATGCAAGGCGTTAGAGAAGAATCTGAAGAAGAGGATTTGATTGATGATGAAGAAGAAGTATTTGAAAGTTCGGAAGAAGAGTATGAAGAAGAAATTGAAGAGGATACAGAATTCCAAGAAGAAATTGATATTGAAGAAGATGTAAATGCTCTTTTAGAGGGCGAAGAACTTTCTGAAGAATTCCAAGAAAAAGCGAAAACAATTTTTGAAGCTGCCATTAGATCTAAAGTATCTGAAGTAAAAGAGCAACTTCAAAGTGCTTATGAGGAAACACTGGTAGAAGAAATCATTTCTATTAAAGAAAGTTTAACTGAGCGTGTTGACGCTTATTTAGAGTATGTTGCAGACGAGTGGATTAAAGAAAATGCACTTGCTGTTGAGCAAGGTCTTAAGACCGAAATGACTGAATCATTCCTTGTTGGAATGAAGAGTCTTTTTGAAGATCATTATGTAACTATCCCTGAAGAGAAATATGATGTAATCGAGAGCATGGTAGATAAACTTGATGAAATGGAAGGAAAACTCAACGAGCAAATTCAAAAGAATGTTGCTCTTAATCAGAGATTAGCAGAGTCGGTTGCTGATGTAATCTTTGCTGAAGTCGCTGAGGGTCTTGCACTTTCTCAGAAAGACAAACTCGCTTCTCTTGCCGAAAATGTTGAGTTTGATGGTGAAGACAACTATCGTGAGAAACTAGTAACTTTAAGGGAATCATATTTCCCATCCGATGCTGGTACTCAAAGAAACGTTGGTGAGAATCTATCTGAAGAAACTGACTACACAATTAATGAGTCAGTAAGTAGCACAATGGGTGCTTACCTTCAGACTCTCCACAGAGTTTCTAAAAAGTGATTTTTAAATTATAAATCAAACTAACTTTAACGAGGTAAAATTCAATGCAAATGTTCAATGCCGAGCAATTGCAGGAGAAGTGGTCCCCACTCCTAGACTACGAAGGTCTTGATCCTATCAAAGATTCTCATCGTAGAGCTGTAACTGCAATCCTGCTCGAAAACCAAGAAACACAAATTCGCGAAGCACAAGAGTTTCTTTACGAGGCACCAACCAACAGCACCGGATCCGGTTCTAATCCTGGTCTTGGTGGTGCTACTACTGGAGCTCTTCAAGGTTTCGATCCAGTTCTGATCTCCTTGATCAGACGTTCAATGCCTAACTTGATGGCATATGACATCTGTGGCGTTCAACCAATGAACGGTCCTACAGGTCTTATCTTTGCAATGCGTTCACGTTATTCTAGTCAGAGTGGAGCAGAAAACTTCTACAACGAAGTCGATTCTGCATTCTCTGGTCAGGATTCAGGATTCAACGAAACTGATGGTTTCGTTGATGGTTCTGTTGGTCTTGGTACTACTGCTCAGGGTGGAAGCAACCCTTCAATCCTTAGCCCAACTGATCAATCCACTAACGCTGGTACTGGCGCTAACCAGTATAACGTTGGTCAAGGTCTTCGCACCGATGCTGCTGAAGGTCTTGGAGAGTCTGAGCACTTCAACCAGATGGCTTTCTCGATCGAGAAAGTTACTGTTACTGCTAAGTCACGCGCACTGAAAGCAGAATATAGTCTTGAACTTGCTCAAGATCTGAAGGCAATTCACGGTCTGAACGCTGAAGCGGAACTCGCAAACATTCTCTCTACTGAGATTCTTGCTGAAATCAACCGCGAAGTTGTTCGTACCATTTATAAGTCTGCTGTTCCTGGTGCTCAAGCAAACGTTGCTACCGCAGGAACCTTCGACCTCGACGTTGACTCCAATGGTCGTTGGTCTGTTGAAAAGTTCAAGGGTCTAATCTTCCAAATCGAGCGCGATGCCAACGCTATCGCACAGCAAACTCGTAGAGGAAAGGGCAACACCATCATTTGCTCTGCAGACGTTGCTTCTGCACTTGCAATGGCTGGTGTTCTCGATTACACTCCTGCACTTAATGCAAATCTTCAGGTAGATGATACCGGCAATACTTTCGCTGGTGTTCTTCAGGGCAAGTTCCGCGTTTACATTGACCCATATTCTGCTAACGTTGCTGCTAACCAGTATTACGTCGTAGGATACAAGGGTTCTAACCCTTATGACGCAGGTCTCTTCTATTGCCCATACGTTCCTCTCCAAATGGTTCGCGCCGTTGGTGAGAACACCTTCCAGCCTAAGATCGGCTTTAAGACCCGTTATGGCATGGTTGCAAATCCATTCGCCAAGGGCGCAACTCTCACCAATCCTGGTGTTATTTCCACCAACTCTAACGTTTACTACAGACGCACCAAGGTTACCAACCTTATGTGATTTAGATAACAAAGAGTTTTTTAGAGGGTTCTTCGGAACCCTCTTTTTTTATCTAAATATATTTAAAGACTACTATAATGAAAACTTTTAATCAGTTTTGTGATGATGCAAATATTAATGAATTTTGGAATCCATTTGCATCCAAACCAAAACCACCAAAACCAAAACCAAAAGGTGATGTAAAAGTTTTAGCATATAAAAATTATAAATCTGGAGAATTAAATAAAACAACAGGTGAATTTACGCCAAGATCACATACTCCATCTGAAAAAGCAAGATATGGATGGAAACCTGTTAATACAAGTTCTTACGGACCCAAAGATACAACTTCTCAATCATATAATACTGGTAGAGATAAAGTTCAGAGAACTGCTGATGGAACTCCATTTTCAGGTTCTACACGAGGTGTAGCTGTTCCTTATAAGTATAAAAAAAATGAAGTTCCAAAAGGTGAATGGGCAGGAACTCCATCCAGAAAATTTGGATCTAAAGTAACATTTACTCAAAAACCAATGGGAACTGGTACAAGAAGTATCATAACCCAAGTAAAAGATACTGGCAATTTCGGACCTGCTGGAGCAGTTAATCGTTCTACAAGTTTTGATTTGATGAGACAAACTGCAAGAGACTTGACTGGCAATCCAAAATTGACACCGACTCAATATGGAAAAAGAAAAGTTTATGTAAAATTGACTGAACCAACTAAATATGTTGCTCCTCATGGCGTAGGTCCGGTTATTAAATAATAGTTCCAATACAAGTAAAAAACTATGGCAACATCTTTTGACAAGCAGATACAAAATAGAAATTTTTTATCTCCTGTTGGATTTAAATTTCATCTCTCAAAGTATCCTAAAGTTTCATTCTTTTGCAATTCTACAAAAATTCCAGAAATTTCATTTTCAACTATTTCGCAATCCACTTATTTAAAAGATATTGATATTCCTGGAGGAAAAATTCAATATGGAGATTTAAATTTAAGATTTTTAGTTGATGAAAATATGGAAAATTATGCATTAATTCATAATTGGATAACTGGTTTAGGTTTTCCAGAATCAACAGAACAATTTGGAAATTTTATTACAAATGATGATGGAATAAAAGATTATAAGGAACAATTTAGTGATGGAAGTCTACATATTTTAAATAGTAATTTTAATACCGTATCAATTGTAAAATTTAAAGATTTATTTCCAACTTCATTATCATCATTAGATTTCCAAACATCTGATACTGATATCAATTACTTTACAGCAGAAGCATCTTTCAAGTATACTATCTACAATATATTAGCATCTGACGGTAGAACACCCTTATGAATCTTGAACAAATTCAGGAGATGTGGGAGAGGGATTCTTTCATAGATCCAGATAACTTACATGATGAATCACTTAAAATACCTCAACTTCACTCTAAATACTATACCATATATAATACGATTACTCTTTTAAGAGAAAAGGCAAGAGAGTCTTTTAATCGTGTGAGATTGGAAAGATATAATTATTATGCAGGTAAAGCACCTGCAGAAGTGTATGAAGAAGATCCATTTCCTTATAAGATAAGAGAAAAAGATGTGCTTCAACGCTATCTTGATGCTGATGAAAGATTAACAGCAGTAGATTTAAAAATTAAATATTACGATACTATGTTAAAGTTTCTTGAAGAGATTATTAAGAATATCTCCAATAGAACTTTTCAAATTAAAAATGCAATCGAGTGGCACAGGTTCCAAGCAGGGTTTAACTAATGGATGAAGAATCCAAGTTTATAATGGATTTTAGTATAGAAGATATTCATCTTTTATACGATTGTGTTTGTAAAAGAATAGAAACCTGGGAGGGATATCCTTCCAGGCATCCATTTGAGCAGGAGCATCTAAATTACCTCAGAACAGAATTATATAAGGCAGTTTTAGATTTCAAGTTTAATTGTGGAGAATAAATACTTGTAATTAATATTATGAGTATATGTCTCATTTGATTATTCAAAAGAAGAACGAAGTATATTTAACAGTAAAGGCAGATCCTCACGTCTATTATGAACTTGCAGATCAGTTCACGTTTGAGGTTCCTGGTGCAAAATTTATGCCTCAATTCCGTAGCAGACATTGGGATGGAAAAATTAGATTATTTAACGTTCAAAACGGCGAAGTATATGTTGGATTATTAGATAAAGTTACTCAATTTTGCAAAGATCATAATTATACTTTTGAATTTGTAGATAATAAGTTTTATGGTCTTCCTTTTGAATCTAATGAAATGATTTCAAAAGAAGGTGTAAAAGATTATATGAAATCTATATGCAAATATTCTCCAAGGGATTATCAAGTAGAAGGTGTTTACGACGCCCTAAAACATAATAGAAAGTTATTGATATCCCCAACTGCTTCGGGAAAGTCATTGATGATATACTCGATTGTGAGATATCACGTTGAGCGAGAACAAAATATTCTGATAGTCGTTCCAACGACTTCCCTAGTAGAACAGATGTATAAAGATTTTGAAGACTATGGTTGGGATGTGGGTTCATTTTGCCACAAAATATACGCAGGAAGAGAAAGAGAGACAGATTCGCAGGTGATTATCACTACCTGGCAATCTATATACAAACTTCCACGCCAATATTTTTCAAGATTTAATGTGGTTGTTGGGGATGAAGCACACCAGTTTAAATCAAAGTCTCTTATATCTATAATGTCAAAACTTGCTGATGCAAAGTATCGTTATGGATTTACAGGCACATTAGACGGAACACAAACTCATAAATGGGTGTTGGAAGGTCTTTTTGGTCCTTCTTATAAAATTATAAAAACAGATGAATTGATGAAAAAGGGGCATGTTGCTCAATTAGATATCAATGTGCTTCTATTGAAACATCCAGCACATAAATTTGAAAATTTTGAAGAAGAAGTTCAGTATATCATAAATCATGAACGAAGAAACAAATTTATTCGAAATCTTGCTCTCGATCTTAAAGGTAATACTCTTATTCTATTCTCCAGAGTAGAAGGTCATGGTCAACCTTTATATGAAATGATAAATAGCAATAGGATTGATGATCGACATGTCTTTTTTGTTCATGGTGGAGTGGCAACAGAAGACAGAGAAAAAGTAAGAGAGATTACAGAGAAAGAGAATGATGCGATTATTGTTGCATCTTATGGAACATTCTCTACTGGCATTAACATTAAAAACTTACACAATGTTATTTTTGCTTCTCCTTC